AATCGGCCTTTAGAGTCAATCACATAGGCTCAAACTGTGACGTAGCTGTGACAAGAGCGCCCAGATTACAGCTTAGTGAGGCCCGGAACAAAGCAGAGCGGCTGAGAGCAGAACGTTTAGAATCAATAACATAGGGGGCCCCAGAGAGGTTTTTGGGTGGGGGGGGCCTGTCCCCCTTGGGGGTGCCGTGGGGAGGCTACGTGACCTAGTCAACCCCTTCTTCTTTCTCCGAGGCCGAGTAGATTGTTGATGGGATCAACAAAATGCCGAATTTTCCGGGTTCATACTCCAAAACCGTTTCATAGGATCAATAATTGTTATTTATTTAATCATCTCTTGTTAATTAAGTAGTAAACTTTGAAGGAGAACATGCGTACATCCTCCGCCTCCATCGCCAAAATCGCCTCCTTCGAGGGCTGCCGTCTCTCTCCCTACAATGATGCGGCGGGAAACGCCACGGTCGGGGTTGGGCACCTGCTTCACAGGGGCCCCTTGGATGGAACCGAGGTTCCGATAACCGAGGCCCAAGCCCTCTCGTTGTTCGCCCAAGACTTGGTCAAGCTGGCCGAGGTTTATATCCTTTCCTTTGTCCATGTTCCCCTGAACCAGAATCAGTATGACGCCCTGGTGTCGTTTACATACAACCTCGGCTGCGGTACGCTGAAGAACCTAGCGTCCGAAACCGGGCTGAATCAGGGGAACTATGCAAGAGTTCCCCAAGCGATCTTGGAATACGACAAAGCGCACGTTCAAGGACAGTTGGTTGCTCTTCCCGGATTGACTCGGAGGCGGCAGTGGGAGGCCCAATTGTTTTCCGCTCCCGCCGAGGCATAATGACCAAAACCGCGCCCATGCCCGGAAGTATTAAAGTTGGGCCCCATGTCTACCCGATCCTTCGAAAACCGAAGTCGGTTATGAAAGATCACGGGCTCTGCGACTTCGACCAGGTCCAGATTCTAATTCAAGCCCGGCTGAGGAAAACTAAGGCGAGGGAAGTTCTGCTGCACGAGGTCCTTCATGCCTGCACATATCCTACGATGGCGTCTGTTCAGAACAAGACGGACGAGGATTTTGTGGATGTGACGGCCCCCGCGCTTCTCCAGGTTTTGCAGGACAACCCCGAGTTGGTGGATTATTTAACGAGATGATAACTGATCCGAAAAGAAAGCCAGGTTCTTTCGTTTCTTACCAATGCGTATATGTGGACACTCCGGAGGGTAGAAAGATTAGGTGGTTTTGGGTTAACCCCCAACTTCCTTCTGGTCTCCAAAAAAGTCTTCAACGAGCCATAGTAAAATGACTTCTCGAATGACAAACAAATGGTTGAAGGATTATTATCTCCTCTTCAATAAACGGTATTTTGGAAACAAACTACCGGAAGACGCTCAAATAATCTGGAGCGAGAAGACCACAAAGAAAAGAGCCGCACAACTCCTTGTCTGGGAAGATACCTTGGCGGAAACAGAGATCGCTCTCAACCCCGCGATGAAAAAGTTGGGGGCGGAATGCCGGGCTCTTCAATCCTTGCTTCACGAGATGTGCCATTTGTATCTGAGGGCTCAAGGAAAACCAGCGTCTGTGTTTGCTGAGCATGGAAGACTTTGGCAGCGAGAGATGAAACGCCTTGCTCGCATTGGAGCGTTGAATACAATCTGGTAATAGTCCGGAAATGGACAAAGAAGGATACATGAAATTCGACAGAAGGAAAATCTTTGTCGCTGGGCACAAAGAGGTTATTAGAAAGACCTCCGAAGTATCAGCGGCTCTCAAATGTAAACAACCTTCCGATGTTGTTTTGATTAAACTGTTAGTTAGCAACGATCAAGAAGATGTTGACTCGGCTAATAAAGCAATAAGACAACTGGCCTATGGCGAGTTGCTGAGACGCGGCTATTTTGTGGAGGCGTGAGGGCTAAGACACTAACGGACAAAGTGTTGTACAGTCTTCGTAGAGTAACAACGACCACTACGAGACGGAAGGAAAAACAATGCAAATAGGAAAAGGTAAGCAGGGCGTTTTAATCGGCGAGTACGGTTTCGCCAGGCCGCAAGACAAGAAGATCGACACGGAAGATGGTGGGGGAGCCCTGGGTTGGATTGAACCAGCCTGCGATAATCCTCAATGGGTTTTGTGGTTTGACCCAAAAGGAGATGCGGTTCTCTATACCTATCGAGAAAAAACCGGAGCCGTTATCGGAGACCCTATTCGACTCAAAGCTAGAGGTCGGACCCGAAGAGCATCCGGAGCGCCGCAAGCATCCATTACTGGAAACATGGAATTGGGTCGGGCGACGATCAGGGGCGAAGAGTACCTCACCCTGAAGGTCGATAAAAAAGGCGGAATCCTGAAACACCTGTGGCCGGACGGAGACGTGAGCGACATTGTGTTTGGCAAAGAAGGAGACGGGCACGATTATGATGGTCGAGACCCCGAACAGTGTGTGAACCTTGTGGGCAGAACACAAACAATCATTCTGGTCAATCGGGTAGACAAACCAGAAAAATAATTGTTGCACGCGGAACAATCTGTGGTATAATGGTTTCAGTCCAGAATAAGGAGAAACCGATTGGCACTCATCAACAAAGCCGTGCTTGTGCTTAACGCTTCGTTCGAGCCCGTTAGCATCACCCGCGCCAAGAACGCGATCAAGCTTCTGGTCAAAGGGGCGGCGGTCGCGGAAGAAGACTACGGGGTTGAGGTCTATCCGGGAAATGGACAGAACGCTCCGATCATGCTGCCGTGCGTCATCCGGCTGCGGAACTACAAAAAAATACCGATCCGGATCAATCAGCTTACCCGTCCCAACATCTACGCCCGAGACAGGTACTTGTGTCAGTACTGCGGGGCAAAAGAAGGGGCTACCAGGATCATCAACGGCAAGCCATGTAAAGTAGTCTTGACCTTGGATCACATCCTGCCCGCGTCCCGAGGAGGTCCCTGGATATGGGACAACCTGGCTTCGGCTTGCCAAACTTGCAACAGAAAGAAAGGCGACCGAACACCGGAGGAAGCGAACATGCCCCTGCTTCATATTCCGGGCAGACTCACGATCCATACAAGTCGCTATCTCCTTCGTTTAGTTGGACTTGAAGAAGATCGGCGGTGGGAGAAGTATCTATATGCCTGATCTCGAATGGACTGTCGGGTGTTTGAATTGTGGGCAGATAGGGACCGTATTTTCTTCTGACAAGATCGAGAACATTCGGTGCGGACAGTGTCATTCCTCGGAATTCATGGTCGAGAAAGACCCTTGCGGAACGGTAGAGTGGCTTACAAAATTCTTCGAGGCAAGACTTGACAGAATGAAGCCTCCTGTAGTACAATGATTTTGGTGGTAGAAATCCGAGCGAAAGCTGGAGGACGTAAATGAGAACCAATGTAGCAGTTCCGGTGGTTTTGCCCCGCACTCACGAAGGAGCGATTGCGGCAAGACTCAACAAATCGCAGAAGCTTCGTCGGCTGGTTATGGCCTCCATGTTGTGGGAGGATCAGTTCTACATCGACGGCGTCTCTCATGCCGAGTATGTAAAGCAAGCTTTACTCGAAGCGTCTCCCGAAGAGGTTGCCGAAGTAGCAATCGAAGCGCGGGAGAAGATGAAGCTCCGCCACATGCCGCTATTCCTCGTGCGCGAACTGGCCAGGCACCCTGACAAAAAGGCCCGGCTGCTGGTGGCTGAAACGCTTACCCGCGTTATCCAACGCCCGGATGAACTTGCTGAGTTTCTCGCCATATACTGGAAAGAGAAGAAGCAGCCGCTATCCGCTCAGGTCAAGAAGGGCTTGGCGTCGGCCTTCAACAAGTTCAATGAATACGAACTCGCCAAGTGGCAGAAGTCGGACGCGGCCATCAAGCTGCGCGACGTTCTCTTCCTGACACACGCTCGTCCGGAAAATGGACAGGAAGAGTTGTTCAAGAAGATTGTGGACCAGACCTTGGTGACTCCCGACACATGGGAAGTTGCTTTGTCCGCCGGTGGAGAGAAGAAAGACACTTGGGTCCGTTTGCTCTCAGAAAACAAGTTGGGGGCCCTCGCCCTCCTCCGCAACCTGCGCAACATGCAGGGAACCGGTGTGCCGGATTCCTTGATTAAGGAAGCTCTGGACAAGATGAAGGTTGAACGGGTACTTCCGTTCCGCTTCATTTCTGCGGCAAAGTACGCACCGTCGTTGGAGCCGCAGTTGGAAGACGCGATGTTCCGGTGCTTGGCTGACGCTCCGAAGTTGAAAGGCAAGACCATTCTTTGCGTGGATACTTCGGGTTCGATGCAAACCGCAGTGTCTGGAAAATCTGAGATCAGCAGACAGGAAGCAGCTACGGCTTTGGCCATTTTGCTTCGTGAAATTTGCGAAGATTGTCAAGTAATTGCATTCGGGTCGTCCGCTGGTTTTGTTCGTCCTCGTCGTGGTTTTGCTCTAAAGGACGAAATTGGAAACGGAAAATTTGGGCATGGAACCAACACGGGGGCTGCTGTTATGCTCGCGGCTTCGAAAGGCTATGACCGGATCATCGTTCTTACGGATGAGCAGTCCGCAACAACTGTCGGAAACCCTCTTGTCGGAACCAAAGGCTATATGCTCAACGTCGCCGCGTATAAGAACGGGGTCGGAGGCGGAGGCTGGAATCGGATTGACGGTTGGTCCGAAGCTGTGGTAGACTACATCCAGGAAGTTGAAAGACAAGAACAGCAACAGCAATAAGTTTGCTGAGTGGCGTAGACAACGGTTACTTCTTGTGAAAGACGAGGTCGCAGGTTCGAGTCCTGCTCGGCTCCTCGGAGCCGGTGGCTCAGTTGGCAGAGCGCGTAAATTTCCGTAGTCGCTTGTTCCCTCGGCAAAGTTCGTTGGCGTGGCGTAGAGCAGGGTTACTTCACTGATAATGAAAAAACACCTTGTTCGTTTGTTCCCGCCATCATTTTGCTCAGAGTAGTGTAGTTGACGGTTACTTCTAGCCAAAACTCCTTTAACCCAGGAGCTTAGAACCGCCCGAAAGGGCGTCTCCGTCGGCGCTTGTTCTCTCTGAGAATTTTGGGGTAGTGTAGGCCAGGGTTACTTCTCTCTGAATGAAAACACCTTGTCCGTTTGTTCTCCCCAAATAGTTTTTGCGGGCGTGATGCAGTTGGAAGACATACCACACTTAAAACGTGGTTTTCGGGGGCTCGAATCCCTCCGCCCGCACCACGGTCGAGTAGCTAAGACGGCAAAGCGACAGTCTGCAAAACTGTTAATCGTCGGTTCGATTCCGATCTCGACCTCCAATTTAGTTCCAAGATGGAACGGAATTGCCCGAATGGTGTAATGGCAGCCACGGCAGCTTGAGAGGCTGTTGCGAAATTTGAGTAGCGTGTCGGTTCGAGTCCGACTTCGGGCACCATGCGGTTGTGGTGGAATGGAATACACGGCAGCCTCAGAAACTGCGGCGAAAGCCAACTGCTGGTTCGAGTCCAGTCAGCCGCACCAAGTTTGCTCCTGTAGCCCAACTGGAAGATGGCAAACGCCTTAGAAGCGTTTCAGTATCGGTTCGAATCCGATCAGGAGTACCAAGTTTGCAGCAGAATCTTTCGGCGCGACTCGGGACATAAATGCAGAAGAGATGTGCTTTTGT